TGGCGAGCATCTTCTCCATCGGCGTGGAGCAGCCCAGCTTCATGGACATTGCCACCCGCTACCCCATGGCGGGCCGCACGCTGCGTATCCCCATCGCGCAGCAGACGGACGCGAGCGGCCGCACACGGCCGCTCTCGGGCATCGCCAACGTAGGCATCATTGGCGAGGGCAGCAGCAAGACGGAGAAGCAGCCCAGCTTCTCGCAGCGCATCCTCACCGCCTACAAGATCGCGGCCTACACGGAGCTGGGTGATGAGACGCTGGTGGATGACTTCACCGGGGAGCTGGCGCCCACGGTGCAGAAGTTGATTGGCGGCCAGGTGGTGAATTACCTGGCGGAGCTCTGCTCCTATGACGGCACGGGCAGCTCCGCGCCGCTCGGCGCGTTCCACGCCAACAACGGCGCGCTGATCACCGTCAACCGGACCACGAGCCAGAGCGTGACCACGGCCGATATCTTCGCCATGTACGCCAAGCACACGTTTGGCGTGGGGCGTTCGGCCTGGTTCTGCAACCGCACCGTGCTCCCGGCGCTCTTCGCGCTGACCCTGACGGGCAACAACCTCGTGACGTTCCTCCAGAGCCTCAACGCGGCTCCCGTCATGACCCTGCTGGGCCTGCCCGTGATCGTCACGGACATGGCGCCCGTGTTGGGCGTCAAGGGTGATCTGGCCCTGGGTAACGGTGGATTCTACGCCTACGCGCTGCGCCAGGCGCTCACGGTGGAGAGCTCCATCCACTACAAGTTCCAGAACGACATTACCGCCTACCGCTTCCTCACCCGCGGCGGCGGCATCCCGATTCCCGAGAGCGAGTACAGCTACAAAGCCTCGGGCAGCGTCAAGACGGCCCCGCACAGCCCATTTGTTGTGCTGGGCGATGACATTGCCTCCTAATCAGGGGCAAGACGCGGAAAAGCCAGGTGGGGGGACGCCCCCGCCTGGCCCTCCGGGCTGGGTGCTCTGCCGTGTGATCTCACGCTGCCGGGTGGCAGGTGTGGTCCGCGAAGTGGGGCAGGAGTTTTACTGCGAGCCCAGTCTCGCGCAGCATCTCACCCACACCACGCCCCCGCTACTGGAGCGTTGTCTCGCAGGCCGCCATCCCACGCAGGCGCAGTGGCGCCCTGGAGTCGGCCGCATGCTGCGGGCGCACGCACCGGGTGCGCTTGGCGGCCAGCGCATCATTGCCTGCATCAACATCTGGAATGACCGCCCGGCGCTGGAGCGCTGCCTGCCCTCATGGTTTGAGCACGTGGACGGGGTAGACGTGCTGGACGGGGCTTACGGCGGCGGCGCGAGTGATGACGGGCTGGAGGACTACCTGGCCGAGCTCCGGCAGGCGGCGCCCGGCAAGGAGATCAGGCTGTGGCAACTGGAGAACGGCACGCAGCTGGACAAGCGCACGGCGCTGCTGCTGGCGGGGCGCCAGGGTGATCTCCGGTTCATCGTGGATGCAGACGAATGGGTGGAGGGTGCGCGCCTCCTCCGAACGCTGCCCGAGCTGGATGTGGGCTGGGTGGATATCGTGAGCGCGTTGTATCAGCGGGCCTACGGCCAGCCGCGGCTCATCCGCTGGCAGCCGGGCCTGCGCTACGCGGGGCGCCATCACTGGCTCTGGGCCGGGCAGCGACTCCTGGCGACACACCAGTACGGCGGCCTGGCGCTCCACGTGGCCACTGGCCTGCGGCTGGAGAATCGCCGCGGCCTCGGGCACACGCCCTGGCGCTCCTCTGTCAAACGTGCGCTGCATCGCACCCAGCTCAAGGCCGAGGCTACGGCGGTGGCGTTGCCCGGCCGCTCGGATGCGTCAGACGCCATGGTGGGCGGGCGGGAGGCGCTCCGCATCCTCCAGCTCACGCACTATGACCCCGGCATGGTGGCCTACCGCCTCCACACCGCAATCAACTGCACCACGCCGCACGCCTCGCTCCTGGGTTCGGCCGCCGCGCGCAACACGTTCAAGGCGCTCATGCAGTACGATATCCAGGCCGATGCGCCCCAGCTCCGGGCCGCGCTGCTGGAGGCGGACGTGGTGCATTGTCATCTGGACTACGGCGTGGTCCGAGGGTTGCTCGGCGGCGAGGAGCCCGAGCTGGGCCGCTTCGCGCATGACACCGGGCGCCTGCTGGTGATTCACCACCATGGCACCATGCTGCGGAAAATGGCGGCCTTCTACGCGCACCGGGACCGGGAGCTCGGCGCGCTCCGGCTGATCTCCAACCTAGAGCTCACGAAATACGGGGAGGGGCTGCGCTGGCTGCCCAACCCGGTGCCGTGCCGGGAGTATCAGGAGCTCCACGCGCGCGTGTGGGAACCGCATGACACCTTCCGCGTAGCGCACTCTCCGAGCAAACGGCACCTCAAGGGCACGGAGGAGTTTCTGGCGGCGTGTGAGCGGCTCCAGGCCGCGGGGCTCGCCATTGAGCCCGTGGTCATTGAAGGCATGGGCCACCGAGAGGCGCTCGCGCTCAAGGCCACGTGTGATGCGGCCTTTGATTCGTTCTGGCTGGGCATCCAGTGCTCCGGCCTGGAGGCGGCGGCCATGGGGTTGCCCGTGATCGCGGGAGACCCTTACGTGGCGGCGCAGTATCGCAGCGAGGTGGGCGCCGTGCCGTACACGTATGCGAACGATGGCGCCGAGCTGGAGGCCGCGCTGCGGCGGCTGTACGAGGAGGGAGACTTCCGCCTGGAGGAATCGGTGCGCGTGCAGGGGTACGTAGAGCGCTTTCACGATGAGGCGGCGGTGGCGCTCCGCTATCTGGACTTACTGGACGCGCACGGCGGCTGGCGGCTCCGGTTCACGATTGGCGGCGTGCGGCCGCCGTCTGTGGTGCAGGTGAGCTCCCCGCCCGAGCCCACGGTGGAGCGCGCGGCACCCATCGCGCTGGAGATGCGCTGATGGCGGGCATGACCGCGGCCAAGCTGGCGGCGATTCATACCCGCCACGAGCTCCATGCGGGGGTCCGCATCTTCATGGAGACGGGCACGTTTGAAGGCAAAACCACCCGCCTGGCGGCCGCGGAGTTTGGCCTCGTGTTCTCGGTGGAGATCAAACGCGAGCTCTACCAGGCGGCGGCAGAGCGGTTGCTGGTGGAGTGCCCCAACGTCTCGGTGCTCTTCGGAGATTCGCGCTGGGCCGTGCGCTGGCTCGCCACGCGCCTCACCGAGCCCGTGTGCTGGTATCTGGATGCGCACTGGTTCAAGCACCCTGCGGTTGGCGGCCAGGAGGAGGGCCTCCCGCTCTGGGCGGAGCTGGAGGCTATTGCCGCGCGGCCGTTCCGTGATATCGTGGTGGTGGATGATGTAAACGATTTCGGTAAACCCAAGCCCACGCCCGAGTGGGAGCAGGTCACGCTGGAGCGCATTGCGGGCATGTTCCCTGGCCACCATGAGGCGGTCATCCTCCATGATCAAGCTGTGATTTACAAATGATTCGGAGCCTCTGCTCCGTGATCATCCCCACGCACGGCTACGCCCGCATGGGCTGGCTGCGTGAGGCCATCGCCTCGGTGGAGGCGCAGGACTGTGGCCCCACCCGCTGGGAGCTCATCGTGGTCCGTGACGCGGCAGACCCCCTCTACGGGGACGAAATGCCGCGGCTCCCTCCCCGCAGCCGTTACGTGCGCGGCCATCGCCCTGGGCTCTCGGCCTCGCTCAACCGGGCGGCCGAGCTCGCGCAAGGCGAATACCTCACCGTGGTGCAGGACGATGACTGGATACTGCCCAACAAGCTGAGCTCCGCGCTGGCCGTGTTTGAGCAGCGGCCCGCCACCGAGGTGGTGTACTCGCTGCCGCTCTACGTGGATGCGGACGGCATGGGCGGCCACACGCCGCCCAAGTTGCTGGAGACCGTGCGCCAGCATCCGGTGCTCACCGCCGCCCACCTCCGGGCGGGCGTCCCGTTCCTCGTGCACGGCACGGCGACGGTGTATCGCCGCCGCGCCTGGGAGCGCGCCGGGGCGTGGGATGAGACGCTGCGCACGGCCGAGGAGTGGGAGTTTCATCTCCGGCTCCTCTCATGCGGCGCGATCTTCCACGGCATTGAGGCCGTGACCACCGTGTACCGCCAACACCCCGGCCAGAAAACGGGCACCGTGAAAACGCGGCACGGCTCGTACAACAAGCGGCGCTCCGCCACCCGCAAGGCTACGCTGGCGCTCATTCACGCGCGTTACCCGGAGCTGGTAGGCGCCCCCGAGGAGGCTGTAGTATGACGCTCGTGACCGTGGCCCACTGCGTGAGCCACCTGCGGCTCCCCGATAGCTCGGAAAACTCCCTGCTCACCATTTACCTGGCGGAGGCGCTGGCGGATATCATCGGGTACATTGGCCGCCCCGTGACCGCGGTGGAACGGAACTACACGGACCCGGCCAAGGCGGTGCTGGTGTACGGCGTGGTGCAGCGGCTTTCCCTGCCGCAGTGGCCGATTGACCCGGACAGCGTGAGTGTGGTGGATGCAGACGGGGAGACGGTGCCGGACACCGATTACGTGGTCCATGGGGAAAGCGGGATGCTGGAGGCGGTGCCGGGCGCGGCGTTCGCCAATGGCCCCTACACGATCACCGCGGACGTGGGGCTCTCCGCCTCGGAGCGCTACGCCCTGGAGTACGAGCCCATTGTGAACGGCGCGCTGCTCGCGCTCGTGGCCGACAAGTACCAGCGGCGCACGAGCCCTGGCGTGAGCTCGGAAGGCACGGCCGGAGGGCTCAGCCGCTCGTTCTCCACGGACGATATCCCGCCGCACATCAAGAGCAAGCTGGAGCGGCTCCGCCTGGTGAGCGCCGCGTGAGCTCGTTTACCAACCGCTCGCTCACCCTCTACACCTACTCCGATGGGAGCAGCGGCGGCTTCACTGTCTCCAGCTACGCGCGCCAGGGTACGTACTGGGGCAGCTTCCAGCAGGAGAACGCGCGGGAGATCACACTGGCGGGCGGTGCCAAGCAGCGGGTGGATGCGCGCGCCGCGCTCCACCTCGGCATTGCGGTGGATGAGGCCGGGCTGGTGTCCCCCGAGCTGGGCGTCTATTACCGCATCCTCGGCCGCACGGTGCACCGGGAGAGCTGGGAGCAGGTGCTCAGCCTCGCGCTCGTGCCGGACGGCGAGGTAGTAGTGGTGGAAAGCTGATGGCGCCCCGCAGCTGGCGGTCCAACATTCCTGCGGTGCAGGAGGCACTGCTCCAGGGGCGCGCGCTCGGGCTGATCGCGGCGGCCAACGTGGTGCAAAACGCCGTCAAGCGCGGACTGCGCGGCGGCTACACCTCCGGCGATTTCGTGACGGGCACCTCGCTCAATCATGTCACGCGCGGCAACGTGGAGGAATTCCACGGGGATGCCTACATCAAGGTGGGCACGGACCTGCTCTATAATCTCTACTGGGAGCTCGGCCATCATAACGCCTGGACGCGCCGCTACGAGCGGCGGCCCGTCTGGGTGCCCGCGCTGATAGACACGCGCCGGGCGCAGGCGCGGGCGTATGCCGCGCAGATCAGGCTGGCGCTCGGCAAGATTCCGAGGATTCCGTGAGCACGTTTTCAACGGAGAGCATCCTGCGGGCGATTCGTCAGCGCGCCCTGACGTTCAGCGCGCTGGGCGGCAGTACGGCGGCCACGCTCCTGGGCTCGCGCTGGTACTTCATCCAGCCCCCCGATAACGTCACATATCCGTATGCCGTCATGACCGTGCTGGACCGCCCCAAGACGGGCGAGTACAACGGGCGGCGCGAGGAGTGGCTCGTAGAGGTGCAGTTTGTGGCGCGGCCGCGCAAAGAGCTGGCGGCGCTGGAGCGCATAGCCGATGTAGTAGACGAGGCGTTCCTCGCCTGGACTGACAACGGTTCCGGGCTGATCTTCTCACGGGGCGAGCGGAGCCGCAGCCAGCTGCCGCCCTTTGAGCTCCCGGCAGACCGGGAGGTATGCAGTATCCGGGCGGTCTACACTTTCGTAGTCTGGCCCCGCTTCCTCACGCAGTACGATATCCCGTCCTAGGAGGGCTCCATGAGCAGCGGCTACACCACCCGGTTGCCAGATGACGTGCTGCTGGATACGGGCGTGCTCTACGTAGGAAACAACATCTGGGGCGCCACCCGCGGCGGCATCACGTGGGAGCCGGGCAGCGAGTGGCGGCACATCGGGTACGATGGCGAGAAGGCGCCGCGCATCGGCCTGGACCGCAAGGCGTATGTGGCGGCGAAATTCTCGGGGCGGTTCATCCACTTTGGCCCCGAGGATATTGCCAAGTTTGAGCCCGGTTCCACCACCGTAGGCTCAGACCCCAGCAGCCTGGTGATATCGCCCCAGCCTGCGGGCCAGCTCTTGGCCGAGGGGGAGTATCTCTCGCACGTCCGCCTGGTGTTTGATCGTGGGCAGGGGGGCTACTGCCAGATCAGGATGCCAAAAGCCTTCTGCGCGCAGTATCAGGTGCAGGGCAATGACCGGGCGGAGGGCGAGGTGCAGGTGACAATAGAGGCGCGCATCCCCGAGGCGGAGACGGAAGGGCATCCCGGCTACGTCATCGAAATGGTCACGGCGCTCTCGTGACGCTCGGGCCGCTGGACATTTCCACGCTGGACGGACCAGCGGGAGAGATCAAGCTGGCGGACGGCCGCGTGGTGGCCGTCCGCGGGGCTGATGGCGTGATCATGAAAGCCCTGCACCGCCTGGGCATGGCGGCTGCCAGCTTCGCGGAGCACCCCGAGGCAGAGCCACACCCGGACCTGCTGAATACCAGAATTCTCTGGGACTTGGCCAAGCGCTGCCTCCCCTCGCTTACCGAGGAGGAGGTGGACGGCTTTACCGCCATCCAGTGCGGCGTGGTGCTGCGAGTAGCGCAGGGCCGCATCCAAGAGCTACTCAAGCAGGTGGAGGCGATTGAAAAAAAAGCCGCGGGGGCCGGAGAGGCCCCGCTCCCCGCGATGAGCCCGGCGTCATCTGTGCCCGAGTAGCCGCGGCCGCAGGGCGGAGCATCCGGGCGCAGTTGTTGGAGCCCTATGACTGGACGCTCTGGGAATTCTTAACGATGCAGGACGCCGAGCGGCTGGCGGCGTGGCTCCGTGAGGCAGAGGGATTTCAGCAGGCGTTCCGGCTCTCCATGGCGCAGCACGCGCCTGACCGCCTCTGGAAAGAGTACCAGAGTTTCCTGGCGGAGCGGCCTGCGGAGACCGTGAGCCCCGAAGAGGTGAAGCAGCGCGCGGCCCGATTCGCGCAGGCGGCCCAGGACACACGGGCCAGGCAGCAACGGCGGCAGAGAAAGGAGCGGCGGCGCCATGGCAGGTGAAGGGGGAGCCCTGGATTTAGCGGCGCTCGCGCTCCGCATTGAAAGCATCGGCCTCGCCCAGGCCAATCGCGCGCTAGCCGAGCTGGAGGGCCGCGGCCGGAAGGGTGGCGCAGCGTTCGATGACCTGGGCGACAAGAGCGAGAAAGCCAGCCAGGGCAGCCGGAAACTGGAGGGTGTGCTGCGCGGCGTGGGCCTCTCTATCGGTGGTGTGGTGGGGCCTGCGGGCAAATTGGGCAACACGCTGCTGGGGTTTGCGCCGGGCGGCGTCTATGTGGGCGCCGCGGTCCTCGGCCTTGGCCTCCTCAGCAAAGCCTGGGATGATGCGGCCAAGCAGGCTGAGGAGAGCTCGGCCCGTATCGCCAAGGCGGTGGAGGCGTCCCTCCCTGGTGCGCCCAAGGAGCTGAGCGCGCTCGCGCAGCGTGGTGTCATCGGGGAAGAGATAGACAATCTGATGGCACGCGGCGCCGGACTGAGCCGGATGATTGGCACGCACGGCGACTGGACGAAAACGCGCGAGGGAAAGAGCATCCTGGCCGAGATCGCGCGGCTCCGCGGACGGCAGGGGGCGCTGGATGAGGTAGGCGCCACCGCGCGAGAGGACACGCTGGCGGGTGCCATTGGCGACCTGCGCGGCTTCCGGGCTGGCCGACTGCCCACGGTGGGCGCCGTGGACAATTCGGCCATCCTCCGGGCGCTCACCGCGGACATGAAAGAGCTGACGGCAGAAGGCGTCAAGCTGGCCGGAGCGTTTGAGGACTCCGGCGCCGCCACCCATGACTATCTGGGCGAAGTCATGAAGGGCATAGAGCTCGCGCATGACGCCGAGAAAGCGGAAATAGAGCTGGGCATGGCCGAGCAGGAGCACGCGCGCCTGGCGCGCCAGGCGGCGGCCCAGATGCTTGTGGCGGGCGCCCAGCTCTTGGCGGGCATCATCCAGAGCCTCAAGGGCGGCGACTTTTTCGGCGCGCTCGGCGGTCTCGGCAACGCACTCCTCCTGCTCTCGGCCATTCCTACGCTCGGCATCTCACCCTGGATTGGCGCCGCGATCTCCGCGGGCAGCATCATCGGCGGCTCCATTGCCTCGCCCTCGGGCCGGGCGGCGCCCGCGGGGGGCGCTCCGGTGCCTGCTGGCCCCGTCTTTCAGTCCTTCACCGTCATTGGCGAGCATGACCCCGCGGGGCAGGCGGCCATTGCCCGCATGGCGCGCGCGGGCGTCCTCCGCGGTTACGGGAGGAGTTGATGAGCTCGCAAATAGATTTCACCGATGACGTGGGCGCGGCCACCCTCAAGAGTCCCATTCCCTCACCCGGTGATCGTTTTGGCGAATGGACGCCCGGCGTTAACGAGGTAGCCAGCCTGGAGGTGCCACTGGGCGATGGCGTGACGCAGAAGTTTCTCCACCGCCGTGATTACGTGGTGAGCTTCATCATTCGGAACCTCACCAGCGCCGAGCACAGCGTAGCGCTCCGGCTCAAGCAGTGGCTACTGGCGGGTGGCGAGGTGGCGGTCACGGTGGGGGACACGTCGCTGCATGAATATGATTGCGTCCTCCGGCCCGGCGCGGAGCCGGAGCTCACGTTCGTGGACCCGCGCCAGATTGAATTTGAGATGCGCCTCCAGCTCAAGCACGTCACAGACCTGCCGCTGATCGCAGACTACTGATGCCGAGCTACGGGCCAATCATCGGCCTGGCCCAATTCACCGGGGCCGATAACTCCGCCTTTTCCGCCTACGTTGCGGACGTGGGCCTCGGCCAGGGGACCAACCCGGACGGCGGAGACCCGGCCGCGTTTCGCCTTTTTGACAACAAGCTCAAACGCCCGGACAACGTGAGCGCGGGCGTGGGGTACGCGCACTTCCAGGGCGATCTTACCCACGATCATTTCCGGCTAGAGAGTGACATGGAGCTCCGCCAGCTCTACACCGCGGGCGCGCAGAACCATGGAGCGCTGACGTTCCGCGGCAATGATCAGCTGGACGTGGACCGGGAATACGTCAAGGTGGTGGCGGTCTCGGATGCCGTGGATACGGTGCACATCTACTGGCAGCGCGTGCTGGGGAACGCGCAGCCGGAAGGCGCCACGCTCGCCACGAACCTTACTATCTCGCTGGCAGCGTTTCGGCTCTGCATTGAGGTGGAGGGCGCGCTCGTGACCGTTCTGCGCCAGCCCTACGGCGGCGGGGCGGACGTGGCGGTGGGGGATTTCACGCTGGCCACGCCGTACAATGATGCGAGTCACCGCCGTTTCGGGGTGGACTTTCTCTACGTGAACACTTCGGGCGGCGGCATCGTGGGCAACAAGTGGGACAACTACCGGGTGCTCGGGCCGAATGAACCGCCCCCAGCTCCGGCGCGGGTGCTCGTGCGATGACACTGCAACGGCAGTTTCGCTTCTCCTGGCCTGCCAGCATAGACCCGGACGGAGACCCGGTTCAGTATGAGGGTGAGTACCGGGTCAACGCCGGGGCCTGGACTTCGCTCTTTGCGCTCCAGAGCGCGCGCACCTTTGCCTGGGACACTATAGACCTGGCGGCCGGACTCTATGAGGTGCGAGTCCGCGCGCATGACGGCTTCACGTATAGCGGCTGGGTGGTGTCCGCCGTGTTTGCCGTCCACTTCTACGATTTGGTGGCGTTCCGCCTCCGTATCCGCAACGCCGATGATGACGGCGATGAGCTGGTGATCAGCTCGCTCCCCGGAGACGCGCGGCTCTGCATCAGCGGCATCCCCCATGGCGATGGCCAGGAATTCAACCCGCTCACGGGCGAGGCCACGGTGGGCGCGTGGCTCGTGGAGGCGGTGGACCGCTTTCTGGATGATGACGTAACCTGGGCGGTGACGGAGAAAGTGTTTGACGCCGAGGCCCGGCAGCAGCTCCTCTCCCGCAAGGCATTTCTGGAGATCACCCGCGATACGGGCGACACGTGGCAAGGACTGGTAACGGGGTTTGTCAATCGGTTTGAGCTCATCGGCGGGCTCAAGTGGACGTTTTCCATTGGCGAGGCCCGGCGCCAGGACCGCGAAAAGCGGCTCTTTGAGGAAGTAACTGCGGCGTTCGGCAACATCACCACGCTCATAGGGAGCCCCAGCCGGAGCTGGTGGGGGCCGCTCTACAACTACCCGGCCTATTGGGTATTTGAAGTGGTGGAAGTGGCCACCGGATATGTGACGCTGCAAATGGTGGACGGGTGGGCGCTGGATGATGCCGACTTTGGCGGCCGCATGGGCCGCCACCTCACCATTGCGGGCATCTACGCGCGCGAGCGCGCTAACGAGCTCTCGCTCCCAGAGCTCGTGCGCACCGATGGCGTGGCGCTCTCCGGGCGCTACCCCGGCATAGACGTGGAGCTCACGGGGCCGGGCGGCGGGACGTTCACGCCCACTGCGCAGCTGGGCTCCGATGGCCTCTCCCAGCTGATAGGGGACCGCGGGGAAATGGTGCTGGAGTGGGCGGCCAGCCAGCCGCTCGTGGGCGATCAGTTTGCGGTCCAGGCGTGGCGCAAGAAGATCACGCCAGACAACCCGCTCCACTACCGCGGCCACCCCATTGACCTGCTGACGGCAGGCTGGGCGGAGCTGGGCTTGGCGTATGATGCGGCGGCGGCCGCGGTGGTCCGGGCAGAGCTCGGCCCAGATATCGCCGTGCTCCTCCGGTTGACGCACAGCTACTCCCCCGAAGAGATGGAGCAAATGCTGGGCGGGCTGCTGGGCTTTGCCGTCCGCCGCAACACGGATGGCGAGCGGCAGCTCTTCCGCTCGCGTGTGCGAAACATCACCACGCCCGCCACCGAGGTGACACTCCAAGAGCTGCGCGCGGTGGAAACCCCGGTGTTTCGCGCGGAGGAGGCGCTGCTCTGTAATTCGCTGGTGATTCGGCAGAAGCGATTTATCCGCTGGAGCACCAATCAGCCGGACTCCCGGCCTGCGGATGACGTGCTGGAGATTCCCCTGGAGTTTGGCCCATTCGACAACGGGGAGACGGACCAGTACGGCGAGCATCAGCAGGTCTACGAGCTGCCGGGCATCGTGATCGCCAGCGCCTCCGGCATTGAGTACGGCTCGGGCTTTTTTGAGGATGGCCTGGCGCAGGAGCTCTTTGACCGCTTCGGCCGCGGCGGGCAGGTGGCCGAGCTGGAAGTCACGCTAGACGTGGCCGAGGTGCTGGGCGAGGAGATTCTCCTGACGCTGCCGCACCTCCCGGTGGGCGGTGGGCGCGGCGGCTCGCGCTGCATGCAGATCGTCAAGCGCACGCCCGTGGTGGGCGGCGCGGAGCTCCGGGTACTGGACACGGGCGAGGACGCGCAGCCCGCCACCAATCCCACGTTTACGCTGGCGCAGAGCGCGGTGGATGTGCGGAAATACGCGGAGCTCACGATCACGAACGCCGCCACGCTGAACGCCGCGGGCATCCGCGTGCGCGTAGAGTGGGGGTTTGGGGCGGTGGAGCCGGACGGCGGGGCGCTGCTCACGGAGTACGCGGAGGGGGAAATCCCTACGGGCGCGATCACGCTGCCGCCGCTGGATGCGGGCACGCACGTGTGGGTGCGGCTCCAGAGCTTCCAGCACGCCAAGCGCGCCGGGCCGTATACCGCCTGGGATGATGTTGACCTAGACGATTTGCAGCCGCCCTCCGATATCGTGTTCACGCCCGGCGCCACGGGTGATGACATAGTTGATGTGAGCTTTGTGGCGGTGGAAACCGACATGCCGCACGAGCTCTATAAGCGGCTCCAAGGCGCGCCCGGCTCGGATGCCGTACTCATTGCCGTACTACCGCCTGGCGCGTACAGCTATGCAGGCATCCCGGTGGACGTGAGCACGGGCTACACGTTCGGGGTGCGGGCGGTGGAGCAGCCGCCCTGGCAGGGCGTGAGCACCACGCGAGAAGAGGACTATACCGCTGGCGCCACGCCGTCTGACTTGGACCCGCCCACGTTGGATGATCTCTCGCTGGTGGAAAACTGGGTCAATGTCTACAAGAATTTTGACAGCGTTGGAGGCACGCGGCCGCTGGCTGGGTTCTCCTCGTGGCGGATTCATCCCACGGCCTCGGCCTCGGGCTTCGCGCTGGGCGCGCCTATCGAAATCTGGATTTCGCAGGAGACGGCGCCGGGCTCCGGCATCTTCACGCCCTACGCGCTGCATTACCCCACCACGGATACCGTGCCGCCTGGCGGCTATCCGTACCCGCCTACGGACCCCACGGTGGGCCGCTCCATCTCCGGCTGGACCGTTACGCCCTATGACGCCAGCCTGATCAGGGTGAAGTGCCGCCATGCGATTGATGGCGGGGCGGTCTCTGCGTTCTCGGCCGAGCAGGAATTCACGCGCGAGCTCTACCTCCCTGGCCCCCCGGATTTCGTAGCGGGCCTGGACCCGTCCGCCACTGGCCCCGGCGTTCCGTACCAGGCGGCGCCCGGCTCCGCGTTCAGCTCCGAGGCGCAGGTCTCTCCGGTGCGTGGCGGGCTCGGGGTGGATGCGAGCGCCACCGGGCCGGGCCTCGCGTACCAGTCCACGCTGGGCGCCAACTTCTCGGTGGGCTACACGCCGCCCGCGGGCACCTATGACTGGACGGCGGACACCGTGCACCGCCCGAGCTCCGACAACAACCCCGGTAATACGCTGGGCGATGCTACGCACCGCTGGTACGACATTCAGGCCATGACGGCCGTGCTAGCCACGAGCATAGGCGTAGGGCTGGCCGCGCCCACGGGCGTGCGCGTGTACGCCTCAGACGGCAACGCGATGGCCGCGGCGCTCACCACCACCGATAGAATCATCATCTCCGAGCAGGGGGCGGCCGCGGGCATGTCCATCGTGGTGGCCAGCGCGACGGCTGGCCATCGCGCGGTCTACAAGGGTGTCCGCGCAGGCGGCACGCTGGGCACGCCGCTGGTGCCCAATACCAATGATGACGTGCTGACGTTCCTGGGCGCGATCTATGACGGCACAGACACCGAGGCCACGGCGGGAATCTTTTTCAAAGTAGATGGCGCGGTCTCCAACAACGTGGCGCCGCAGCGCATCTCCTTTGTCACCTCGGCCACCGATGCCGCCTCCCGCGTGGAGCGCGTGACCATAGGCAGCACCGGACTCCTGACGGCGATCTACGGCGCGGCCATTACCAGCGGCCGGACGCTTTCATGGACCAGCGACAACGCGGCGGGCTCCCTCATCGGCGCCACCGCCACCACGGGCCGCCCGTATGGCGCGTACATCGGTACCGAGCTGGTGGTGGGCACGGACCCTGGAAGCGCGATCATCACCGGGCTCACCACGAATTTTAAGAGCCGCCTACAGGGTGGGATGCTCACCGAGGGAGGGGCGGCGTTCGGGGTTGCCGTGGTGACGTATGGCGCCACGCCGAATTTCTTTGGCTTCCGGTTCAATGGCACAAAGGGCGCCGAAACGGGCATTGTGTCTGGGAATATTCTGTTGAATCTGGTAGGCGTGGGCTACGACACCACCGGGCCGAACGGCGGCACCGGGTCTCAATTCCGCGCACAGTCCACGGAAACATGGTCAGCGACGGCGCACGGTGCGGGCCTGGCGTTCGTTACCGTTTCCAACACCACCACCACCGCCACGGTGCGCTGGACCATGGACCATGATGGGATGCTCTATCCCGGCAACTTTGGCACCGCCGCGGACAACGTATATGACGCGGGCCGCTCGGGCAGCCGCATGCGCACGGTATACGCCTATACGGGCAACTTTGCGGGC